GATCTTACGATCATTGGAGGATACTACAAGTTCGTTATTCTCGTAGTCTGCTCCGGCCTTCATAAGCCTAGCATTCCACCCTTCTTGTGAGGAATCCCAGTCCTCCGACTGGCTTTATTATAGAAGCTATAAATAGCAACCACAAAACATCAAACACATGACAAAACAATTTCTCATCTTATCATGGATGGCATTTTGGTGGTTCCCCTCGATAGCGAAAGCAGAGGAGGCAATTCATGAACTCCATGTTAAAGTGGAATTATGAACAGCAACGAAAGGAAAATTATGGGTTATAAGCCATTTAAAAGAAATGCGTTTACTTTATACAAGACACTTATCTGGTGTCCCAATTAAAGTAAGTAAGCACATCATAGGAATTCGCCGTGATGGATTGCCAAAAGGCTTTCCAATCATGAACGAAATCTTTTTGATGGGTACTCCTGAAACTACTAGTTTTATACTAAGTATGTTATCAGTTTCACGAACAATTAAAGCCTGGAAACCTGTAGACTATTCATCTATAACGGATGAATACCGAGGACGACCGATTAAAGAACGAGAATGAAATAAATTTATTAAACAAATAATAAAAGATTTCAAACTCGGCTTTATATCAGTAGACTGGTCAGCAAGTAATCATTATTACTCGGTCAAAGCAGGCCCAAATGGGGCTGCAACATGGACATCAATTATTGATGCAATGTTGCTTCCCCAGGCTATAAGATCCAACATTTTGGCTTTCTCTCATGCTTTATACTATGAGATCTCAAACTGGAGAATGTTTGAGGTGGGATCTATATGGTCCCTCCTTACTCAACGACAGAGAAAGTCTTCATGGAATAAATCCATAAGAAAGCTCAGCTTAGTATTTGATCCTGACGGTAAAACAAGAATTATTGCAATTCTTGATTACTGATCACAATCTATACTAAGACAGATCCATAATAAGATGTTTGATATCTTGAAGAAATTTCCTCAGGATAGAACACTTACACAGGATCCGCATGTTGATTTCGAAGGGCCATACTTCTCGTATGACCTAACATCAGCTACAGATAGATTCCCACTAATCATTCAAAAACGATTAATGAGATATATCTTGAAGAGTAATCTTCTCGCTGATGCCTGGGCAAATCTGCTTGTAGAAGTGCCATTTGATGAACCACAAATTCAGGAAGCTAAAAGTATGGGTAAACCCAGCACTTCCGCAGCTAAATGTATGGATAAACCCAGCACTGCGCAAACAGGTACTGAGAATAATGACCAAAATAGCAAATCACCTACAAAATATAAATATAGTGTAGGACAACCAATGGGAGCATACAGCTCTTGGGTTGTTTTCTCTATCTGCCACCACATTATCGTACAGTACGCGGCCTATAAAATAGGTGTGTACCCAACAAGGAGTTATATCCTTCTTGGAGACGATATTGTAATTGGTGGAAAAGAGTTAGCAGATTCGTACTACGAAATAGTAACCAGCCTTGGGGTAGAGATATCCCATCACAAATCCCATGTGTCAACAAACACATATGAATTTGCGAAAAGGTGGTTCAAAGATGGTATTGAAGTATCGGGAATACAAGTGAATGCTTTCATGGAAACCATGGAAAGCTACCCACTTCTATTCCAGACAATCAAATCATATTTTGAACGTGGAATGTTTCCTAGACGAATTAGCTCCTACCCCAGATTGATAAGATCTTTACTCTACCTGACAGGTACACCTTACAAATTATGTAAGAATATCGGTCGGAAAGTAGAAACCTTAAATGCATTTTATAGATGGATCCATAATGGAGATGCTATTACATTAAGATCTCTCTTAATGAATAGATTTCCAAATGGAGCATCTTTACCAGTGGAACACACATATAACCTTGAGGATTTCTTCTCAATGTTATATGATATGGCCTACCAGGTTATGCTTCAATCTGCAATTAATGAGGTTGAAGGATTACTAAATGAAATTAGCGATCCCCAACGTATTAATTATTTAATTGGTCGGGGTTATATTACCAATGGGGTTGATAGAGATATCTATCAAGAACTTGAAGAACTCGAGGAGGAAAGGAAAGATGAAAAATATGTCTCTTGGTTTACACCAAGCGATATATATCATCTCCCTGTCTCCCGAGCACTTAATGAGATCAGAACTCGATTGAGTAATGACCCACGGATATCTATTGATTCCGCTGACATTAATGATGCTCTTAGAGCGCTCGTGATTCCTGATTTAACTTACATAGACTGTAAGGCTAGAAAGTCC